GGAAAGGCATTTTCATACTTTAGTATTATTGCAAAAAACTTTTTAATTTTATATAACAACGGAAACTATAAAAAATTTAAACGTCATACAAGTGTTGATGATGATGAAATTATTTACGAGAAAAAAGAATTAACAGTTAATCCAAAAAACGAAAATCAGAAAAAAGAATTAAGTGAGTTCGTAAGATTAATGATTAACTATTATGATAACAATCTAGAAAAGATATTTAAAAAACCACAAGAACTACAAATCGCAGCCGCAGTAGTTGAAATATTTCGAAGATGTGACAGCATAGAAAACTTTAATAAAAAAGCATTGTATCTATATATCCGTGAAATGACTAGTTGTAAGACACAAAGTATTACAAAAGTTGTAAACAAAATGAAAGATATACAGAGTCAAATTACAAAAGATTACCTAACTACAGGATATATTAAAGCAGATTAAACTATTATTCTATAAAAAATATATACATTTATATTTATATTTATGGAAAATGATACAGAAATTTTCAAGGGAAAAACATTCTCGTCTCTTGTTAAAGACATTTATTTTAATTCTAATCACAAGAAAGACCAAATTAACCAACTTATTAAGGATTTAAGAGAAATGGTTAAGGATGTAGGTTCTGCAACTGTTATTGCACCTATGATAAAAGACTACATTGATGTTGGAGTAAAAAATGACGACCAACTTGTTAAATTGTCTGCGGTGCTTCAAAGATTTATAGCAGGTACTTCAAACTCATCAGATGACTCAGGTGGTGGTTATGGACTAACTGATGCCGAAAAAGAAGAATTGCTTAATAATGTAAAAAAAGAACTTAATGATATCGAAGTTCAAAATAATGCAATAGATAAGCAACTAAGTGAAAAAATTGATGAGAAGTAATAATGGCATATACCAAGTTTACAAAAAAATCCGTAACTAAAGAACTCGGCACTAACCAACTAGTTACACAGAGAAAACTTTTCTCTTCCACACCTGATACAGTACAATTCTATGAACTTGAACCTGCGGTGGTTCTTGATGTTATTCGTGATGAAAAGCATCCAATATTTTCAGATAAAGAACTTTGCCCAAAGGTAAAATCAGACGAATGGCCTAATGGATATAACAATGAAGGTGACATAGATTATTCTTGGATTGGTAGAATCAAGGCAAGAGGTATATTCAGTCAAAACAAATCCCCAATGGTCGAGTTATCATGGATTCTTCCACTTGAAACGGGTGTTAAAGAATATCCACTTGTAAATGAAAATGTAGTAATTGTTAAATATATTAATAACATTTATTATACACGAAGAATAAATTCAAGAAACTTTTTAAATAATTCCGCAGATTTTAGAACAGAACCAAGATACGGTGCAGGAAATAAACTATCTCCTAAAAATTGTCCAAATTTAAAAGGTGCTAAAAATCCATCTGTAATAAGTTCTGCATCAAATGAATTCGGACAATATCTTGGAAAGTATTTTAAAGCAAACAATAAAATAAGACCACTTCGTCACTTTGAGGGTGATACAATAATAGAAAGTAGAATTGGTAATAGTATACGTTTCAGTTGCTATGAAGATAATCCATCCATAGACGCAGGAACAAGTAAAGGAAACGGAGAGGACTATAGTGGCAATTTGGGTAATCCGATGATTTTAATTAGAAATCGTCCTTGTCCAAAAAAAGGAAACGAAAAAATATATTCTCATACCGTTTTGGAGGATATTAACTTGGATGGTTCGTCTATTCACATCACAAGTGGAAAAACAGTATCTAAATTCGTTCCGACATTAGGAGGCACTGGTGGGGGTGGTGGTGCTCCGAAAAAGAAAGCACCAAAAAATTTTAAAGGACTGAGTAAAGTAGCACAATCTGCAGGAGGACAAATCACAGATAGTGTAAGTGCAGCGGCAAATACTACAGGTGCAGTAGCAAAAGCAGGAATGGGATTGGCCGAGTCAGCAGGGAAAGCATATGTTCAAAGTCAATTAGCAGGACCTATGGCTGCCTATAATGCAGCTAAAACAGGAATGGCAGTGGCAGGAGCTGTGTCATCGGCAGCTGGTGGAATTTCAGCATCAAGTGGAGGAGCAGGAGGAGGAATTTATCAACCAGGACCAGGAGCAGCTGCAAAACACGCAGCTAAAGGAGATTACGGTGGTTCACTTGGAGCAAGTTTCGGAACTGCAATTGGTCCTAGTGACGGAATGGAAGTAGGTAATCGTTTTAATAAAATGGGGATGGCAAATACTTCAAAAATTGTAAATGTGGAGGGAGTTTCCTCGGGTGGTGGAGCTGGTATGTCTGGTGTTGCAGGAGTAACAGGTGCAGCTGCGGTGGGTTCTTCTATTAACTCCTCACAAGGAAAAAGTAAATTTTTAAAAGGAGTTGGTACAGGCAACTTTTCATTAAACTCTGTATATGAAAGTGGTTTAACGAAAGCACTTAAAAAAGGTAAAAGTGCTGGTAAGAATCATTTATTTAAAAAAACAAAAGCAGGAAGAGCATTATCAGCAGCTAACTCACTTGGAATCGGTGTAGATGGGTTTGACGATTTGGGAATAAATTCTGAAGATAGTTCAATGTTTAAATTATTTAAACTTGCATCTTTTGGTGTAAAGAGTATTTGTGCGACTGCAAAAAAGAAAAAAGAATTTGGTTCAGATACCGAAGAACAACTTGGGTGGATGCTTTCATTTGGAATAAATCTTGAGTTACTTGCACTGCTAATGGCAATATTTGAAAGACTTAGAAATTTGAAATTTAATTTTGGTTTAGATTTTGGTGCAATGTTTGCATTTAATCTCGATAAACTTACTTTTGATTTATGTGATTGGGTAAACCAAGTAGAGTACGGATCAACATTAACCGATACACTTAAAGGTGAAGCAACTAAATTTCTTGATCCAAATGTATCTTCCGCAAAAGATCAAGTAAAAGCAGTCGGTGATAACTTTTCGGAAAAGGGAATACTCGGAGCATTTACCAAAAATGACAAAGATTTTGACCAACAATACACATCAATTATCACAGAAGAAGAAAAAGCACAACTTAAGGCTGCTGGTGCCTCGTTTGGTTCTATGGGACTTTCTCTTAAAAAAGGAAACGATGAAGTAGCAACAATGGGATTTGATCCACTTACAGGATTATTTAGAAACAAAGGTGCTAGTCCATTTTCCTCTGGATTTAATTTTGGTGGGGCAAGTGTAGCATCCGTTACAGCATCACGAGACTTAGGTGATATAAAATATAACTCTTTTAATGAAGGTGTTCAGTTTAACTCAGGAGCATCAGGTGCTATTACAGGAGGGGCTGCGGCTGCATCTACTGTAGGTAGAATAGGAGGTTCTACATCAGTTGGTTCTGCCTCAAGTGGGGCAGGTGCAAATGCAAGTGCAAACGCAAGTATTACTTCTCCGAGTGGTGGTGGTTCAATGCCAAGTTTTTCTTCATCACAACCAAGTGCGTCAACACCAAGTAGTAGTACACCATCTAGTTCTACACCAACAAGTGGAAGTGGTTCATCGTCTAGTGGAACACGACCAAATAATACAAATAATCCTCCACCGGCATCTGCATCTAATAACATTAAATCTAGTTCTTCAAATATAAGACCAAGTGCATCTGACAACACAAGATCTGCACCTCAGAATCCAAGTTCTGTAAAATCAATACACAACGGAGCAGAAATAACTGCGGAATCTTTAGCAGGAACACCAATTGCAGGTGCAGACTTAAATGCGGTTGCGTGTTTGGCACCAGTTGACTTAGAAACACTGAAAGATGCAAAGGCAGTTGGAGATTCAATTGCCGAAGCAAAAAATGTTAAGAAAAATACTTTCAATAATGAAATGGATGCTGTTGAGGAAGAGGTCATTGGAAGTGCAGGTGGACTGATGTTCGGTAAACAACTTCCAAAACTAGACGGAAATCAAATAATAATAAATTCAGAAAGAGTTATTATTTCATCTAAGTCAGGAGAATTTGTAACATTTGCAAAGGGTAAATATGGAATAGCAACGGATGATGAAATGACATTTGATGCATTACAGAGGATAGTAACACAAACACAGGTACATACATCGGTTATATCACCAACTATACACTTAGGTGCTTATATTACAAGAAGACACCCTGTTTTAAAAGGAGATGTAGCAGTTGGGTGGTTAAGTGGATTGTGTGGATGGTTGTCGGGTCATGTTCACAATGACCCTTATATTACAACTTCGTCACCTGCTCAACAAGGACAATTATCAGGATTACGAGCAAGACTACCAACATTATTAAGTAGCAGAGTATTTATAGATGGATAATATATATATGTAGAAAGAAATTAAAATGAAAAAGCAAGAGTTAATTAAAATCATACGAGAAGCAGTTAAGTTAGAATTGAAAGCAACATTGCCAAGCATTCTTAGTGAACTTAATTTAAAACCTTCAACGAGTAATATTGTGGAATCAAAAACTGACGATCCAATTGAAATCACTAAAAAGGTTTTAACTGCGAGTAAAACAAACAAACCCCAAAAGAGATACTCAAAAAACGAAGTATTTAATAAAATACTCAATGAAACAACAGGAGGTGTCCCTCAGGAAAAACATGATCCCAATACAATAAAGGACTTCAATGGAAATGAAGTATCAACATCAGAATTACCAGAATCACTATCACGAGCATTAACACGTGATTATTCTGAATTATTAACTGCGGTAGATAAGAAAAAAGGTAAAGTTTAATAGTGAAAAACAGAATACCACCACGTCCATCAACGACTAGTATAGTCCAAGAGAAAAAAGTTCCTTTGGGAATTAAAATTCCGTATGGACGTGATAATGAGTATGGATATTTTTCACAGATATACACCGATTTAGAAAAAGTAAAAACAAACTTAAAAATGTTGTTGTTGACCGCAAAAGGTGAACGACCCATGATGCCGACCTACGGAAGTGATTTAAAAGCAGTTTTGTTTGAACCAAGTACAACTGAATTATCTGATGTTGCACTTGAAGATACAATAATAGAAACAACAGAAATGTGGATGCCTGAAATAGTAATAGACGAAGTAAATATAATACGACCCGAAGCATATACAGAGGAGGATAGAAACAATCCATATACTGTAGAAATAGAATTAGTCTTTTCAGTTATTAACATTCCAAATTCAACACAAGAACTTAATCTAACAGTGGACGTATAATATGGCAGACGACTTTCAAATATATTCTAATATAAAATCAAAAGACATAAATTATCTAAGTCGTGACTTTGATAGTTTTAAACAGAATTTAATTCAGTATACAAAGTCTTATTTTCCAGGTACATATACAGACTTTTCGGAAAATTCAACAGGTATGATGTTCATTGAACTTGCATCGTATGTTGGTGATGTATTGTCTTATTATGTAGACTACCAATTTAAAGAAGGATTCTTACAATATGCAAGTGAAAGAAAGAATATATTAGCACTTGCAAATTATTTGGGATACAAACCAAAACCAGCAAAACCAAGTTCAACCATGATTGACATAATGCAACTTGTTCCTTCAAGGTTGGATAACGATGGAAAAAATATACCTGATATGAGATATGCCTTAAACATTCAGTCAGGTATGGAGATTAGGTCTGCTGATGATCCTGATGTAATATTTAGAACAACTAATAGTATACAATTCGCAGAAAATAATGTATCATCTCCACTTGAAATAAGTGTGTTTGAAAGAGACTCTAGTGGTCAACCAACTTTTTATTTATTAAAAAAGAGTGTTCATGCAACAAGTGGTACACTAATCAAGAAAAATGTAAGTGTAGGCGACGCACAGGAATTTTTTGAAATTGAACTACCCGAAACCAATGTTTTAGAAATCGTATCTGTAAAAGATGCAACAGGTGCAGTTTGGCACGAAGTTCCTTATATGGCACAAGATTTAGTTTTAATTGAAGAGCAAAATACACAAAAAAACAACCCACTATTTTATCAATATGCAACAACCGTTCCTTATATATTGAGGTATATTAAGACATCAAAACGATATATAACACATACAAATTCAGATAATTCTGTTACTATTGAATTTGGTAAAGGTGCAGATAAAATGGATGAAGAAATCATTACACCTTCAATGAATAATGTTGGTAGAAATACTAACATAACAAAAAGTACACTTGATATGTCGTATGATCCAAGTAATTTTTTAAAGAGTGATTCATATGGAGAATCACCGAGCAACACAACCTTAAATGTAGAATATTATATAGGTGGTGGTGATGAATCGAATGTTAAATCAAATGTATTAACAAGAATAACAAGTGTAAGTTACGCAGACTCAAATGAATATTTATCTGCATCTGAGCAACTTGTACTTGAAAGTGTAAAAAATAGTTTAATGGTAAATAATCCAAATCCTGCTAGGGGAGGTCGTGGTGCAGAAGATGACGAAGAAATTAGAATGAGAGGATTGTCAAATTTATCTTCACAAATGAGAGCAGTTACCAAGGAAGATTATGTTATCCGTGCATATGCAATGCCAAGTAAATACGGAAGTGTTGCAAAAGCATTCGTAACAAAAGATGGTATACTAGATACAAAGTCTCAAATTGATTTGGTTAAATCATCAACTATGTCTGACACAGATGTTCAACCGAATGGTCTAAATACGGTTTATGGTGAAATAAATAATCCGTTTGCGGTAAATATGTATATATTAAGTTACGATGAAACAAAAAAACTAACTGCACCAAACGAACTAGTGTTACATAACCTAACAACATACATGACACAATTCAGAATGCTTACAGACGGAATAAATATAACAAATGCTTTCATAATAAATGTTGGTGTATATTTTGAAATATCTGTTTTTCAGAATTTTAATAAAAAAGAGGTTTTGTTAAATTGCATAAATAAAGTCACAGAGTATTTTGATATAAGCAAGTGGCAGATTTCTCAACCAATTGAAATCGGAAATGTAGAATTATTGGTATCTCAAATAAAAGGTGTAAAATCTGTATCTAATTTAGAATTCGTAAATCTAACAATTAACGATGGAGACTACTCGGAAAACGAATATGATATTGAAGGTGCGACTATTAACAAAATAATATATCCATCAATGGACCCATCTATATTTGAAGTCAAATTTCCATCACGAGACATAGTAGGAAGAGTAATATAATGAATTTTTTTGTATACCCAAGTAAAGATACAACTATTAGTAAAAATATAAAAGAACGGGAACTTTCGTTTGGTACTTCCGAAATACTTGAAATTAAAAACTCATTTAGTGAGGGAAGTGGGCATTCTCTGAGCAGAATTTTAATGGAATTTGATATGCCATTAAACAAGGACAACTATGTAAAATATAATAAAGATTTAAAAATATTTCTTGAATTGAAAATAACCGAAAGTGAAGATGTATCTTCAGATATACAACTTCAAGTATTTCCTTTGACAGAATCTTGGTTAGAGGGAATTGGCCGTGGTTTTGATGTAGATCCTGTATATGGTCCAGCAAATTGGATATACAGAAATCATGAAGATAAATGGACAAACTCAGTTGTCAATGGTGGACCAAGCAACTATGAAACTATCAAAGAATGTAGTAGTGAAACAATTCATAGTATCAATTCTAATTTCATATTTTCACATAAAACCTCCGATATATCAGTTGATATAACCCCAATTGCAATGAGATGGATTTTAGGTGACATTCCCAATAATGGATTGGTTATAAAATTAAAAGATGAATCTACAAACGCACCTGAAGTTGGTTCAATTAAATTTTACTCTAAGGATACTAATACCATTTACTCACCATTTCTTAGATTTAGTTATGTAGATTCGGTAAACTTATTAGAACCCCAACAACCAAACGAATCAATGATAAATACTATATCAGGAACATTATCAGGAACACTTGGGCATGAAAAACCAAACACCGACTTATTAGACTATGAAATCGTTCCACTTGAAACTATACTAAATAGTAACTTTGATACAACAAAACTTATAGATTCTTCATGCGAAGTAGTCGAACATAAAAACTTTACTCAACAAACTACCAATTTACAAAAAATATCAGGAAACATAATTTCTAAAATAAAAACCATAAACAAAAAATATAAAAATTCTGAAATCTTGAGAATTGATGTAGGTGTCCGTAGTAAAAATCCAATGAAGACAATTTTAAAGAAAGCAGTTTATGGTGGAAGTAACTATACTGATTATGATATGTTTTATTCAATAAAAGACGCAGAAACTAATGAAACAATAATTGATTTCAATAAATATAGTAAAATAAGTACCGACGAAAACGGTCACTTTTTTAATTTTAACTTTGGTTGTTTAAGTGTGGGTAGATATTTTAGATTCTCAATCTTAATTAAAAACGAGTATGGTGAATCTATTCACGAAGATACTAGAACTTTTACTGTGGAAGTATAATGAAAAATTCATTGCCGAAATTTATACAAGAGTCAAATTATAGTCAAACTAAACTACAAGAACTTCTGTCGGGTGAGATAAGCAGAAATATAGATAGTTTGGGTACAATGAGTTTTAATTTAAATGATGCCAGTTCAGAAACTAAAATGGGTGAGCATTTTCTATATGTTCCTATGGAAAAATTAAATATTATAGAAGAGCAAGTAGAAACATATACCGCAACTGAAGTAATTGAATATGCGGCCGATGTTGAAGTAATAGAAGAGGTGGATATAGAAACTGATGAAGAATTACTTTCAATAGAAGATGAAATTTCAGAAGCAATTTCAAATGAACAATTAATGCAGACACAAATAGATGAACTAGGAATGAAACTTGACGAAGAGATGGCAAAGAATGTTAAGTTTAGAGAAGATTCTGCCGAAATGTATTTAGCTGCAAAAGATACAATCATTACACAAAGAATTAACGCAGGTGAAGGTAACTCCGCAAATGATTTTCATGATGTATTTCCATTCTTACCAAAGACATCGGATGAAAAGGAAAAGCAAGCAGAGAAAATTGAGTCTTTTCCTTTTATTGGAACTTAATTAAATGTCATTAAATCTAGAGTATATTCAAACCTACGATGAAAGTGAAGGTAAACTTACACGTGGTTATTATGTAGATAAATCTACACTTGGTATATCATTTAAAGATGAACCTGATGTTTATGAATTTGGACTAAGTCCAAAAGATGTTGTTGAGTTTTCGGTATACAATTTAAACAAAGAGATAATAGGGTGGAGAGTCGTTGATGACAACCCACACTATGAACGAGAGCAACTTGAGTATACAAATTATTTTGGAGAAAAAATAACAGGAGATGTTCAGATATTCAAAAGCAACTACACAAGTGTAAATAATAATGTTCTTGTATCTCCTGTAAATGATGCAAAAGAACTTAACTTAGATAGAGGTAGTTATTATATACGATATAGTTTCTTGAATGATCTGTGTGGCTCGTTTGAAAATTCTAGTAAATTAGTTGTCAAAGAAATCTCAACCACACGAACCGAAATAAAAGTAATACCTCAGTGTTTAAAAATATCAAATAAACCTGAAGATATTTCACTTTCATACGAGTATGAAAACTTGTTAAATAAAAAACTTCCAGTTTCATCGGTATATAATATCACAGACAAACTATTAAGAGATGTAGAAATTCGTTCTGAAAATTATCAATCTGAACTTCGTGAATTAATGGAGGGATACGATGAGATAATAAACAAAGCAATAACATTACTTGGTGGGGGAACTGAAAAAGATGTGTTTATTAGTGCAGATATTTTAAAAAATAATATTTTTAATTTGTATGAAAATAGATTAAAAAGTGTATATAATAATACATTTACGTTGTCTGACTTTTATATTGAATATCTAAATTCTGTAAATTACATTATATCTTCACACCCAAGACTAGGTGGTGAGAATATAGATGAAGATGTAGATAATTTGTTTAAAACAATTTATATTTCTTTATTCGATGTTGATTATCTAAACACAATATATAAGGATAGGTTTGAAACTTATTTTAATAATGTTGTTAATTTCGGAAACGGAAATACATTTCCAATTTTATCAATAGTTCCTACAAATGAAAATATAGATGACGATAAAAAACATCGTCCAATAGTCATTAAATTACTTGAACCTCTACCAAGTGAAATTGAGATAGGTCAAAAAATTTACATATCATCAAGATTGTACTCTGATGATATAATGCAAAAAGCAAATTTCTTTAAAACTGCTCAAACAAACGCGTTTAAATTAAGAGGTCCTAATAAAAGTGCAATTATATCAAATACAGGTACAAAAAAATTAAAACAAGAAGATCTTGAGCAACAGGAAGAAAGCAATTTAGATGAAAATAGTAAGTCAATTTCAAGTTACTATAATAAAAATCTAAATAATGTAGAATATGATTATTCAGATTTTAAGAATTTTATTAAGTATTCGTCAGCAACACGTCAACTAGAAGTTTTTATTTTAAAATTCCAAAAAATATCTAATTTAATTAAAACAATTAAAGACATTGAATATAACATTATTCAAATAGAAAGAGACATAGAAAATAACCTAGCAGTTTCTGGAGGTTCACAATCTGCTATTCAAGTTTTAAGAAAAATTGATTTAGATTCGGCAAAACGAGACTTAAATACAGAACTTATGACACTAAGTGGTTATGAAAAGTTTTTATATTACGAAGACTCAGAACACGCATATCCAAGAAACGATAACTTATTTATTTCAGGTATAACAGGAAAAAATGATGTTGCAAATGGTAGATACATAAGAAATGGTTTTTTAAATAAAAAATACAAATATAAACACGAACAAGCAAATTGGTTTATATGGTGGTCTATCGAGGATAGTGCTTGGATATTATCCGATACGGAATATTTTACTTTGTCAAATTGGGTAAAGATAAAAGAAGATAGTTATTATTTTGAATACAAAATATCAGTTTTAGAATCCGAAGGGTTCAATTTAGATGATAAATTAAAAAGTGCAAGAGAATTAATAGATTTAGGACCAGAAACAGGAAAACTTGCACCTGCTTATATGCCAAGTGAATCAAGTGAATGGAGAAAAACAACCTCATATCAATGGTATTCTGATAAATTAAAAGAAGCAATGTATTTTGACAGAGGTAACGATGAGTCTCTTGTAAATAGTATACCTGAATTTTTGATACGAGATGAATCGAATGAAGATTTTGTTAACTTTCTAAACATCATAGGATTGCACTTTGACACGGTTCATGGATACATTGAAAATATGGGTAACTCACGTAAAGTTAGAAACTCCCCAAATAAAGGAATACCTGACCAACTTGTTTATTACTTTTTAAATTCACTTGGAATGAACTTTGATGGTCAGGATTCTTCATCTGATGATTTATCAAAAGTTGGAATTAAAAACGAAAATTCGGTTGAATATAGAAGAAATCAAGTATGGAGACGTGTATTAAACAATTTGCCTTATTTGTTAAAAACAAAGGGAACACTTGCTTCAATAAATGCACTACTAAGATGCTATGATGTACCTGATAATTTATTTTCAATAAGAGAATATGGTGGAGCAACTGAATACTCTGACACAACATCGAATAATCCAGCATTTGTGTTCGATTCATATGACTATGGACTTTCAATACAACATGAAAATCAGTATATAGAATTTCCTTGGAATGAAAATAATAACGAACCAACAACGATTGAATTTAATGTTGCTTTGAACGAAAGTGCCAAAGAACTTGGTACAAATATTAAAATTATTGAATGCGGTGATTGGGAATTTGGAGTAAAATTATTACCAGATAATGACAGACAATTTGGTAGATTTTATTTTAAATCGTATGAGTATGAAAAACTATGTCCACTTGAAACCGAAGAACCAATATATATTTGGTTTGCTGGTGGGTATGATATATTAATACAGAAAAGTGAACAATTTGATAAACTCAAAAGAAAAACAATTACTATCTTAGTTAAAAGAAAACTTGATAGCAAAATAGTATTTTCTTCAAAGTCTGATGCAATTGTTAATGAACGAGTTTTTAATAATTTTTCCGAAAGTAAATCGTTATTTATAGGAAACAACACAGAACATAAATTTAAAGGAATTCTTGATAGGGTAAGAATATACACAGGTTCAATATCCGAAGAAAGATTTGAAAATCACATTCTGTTTTCTCAGTCTTATGATGTAGACAATCCTGTTAGACTTAAAAAAATACTTGTATTTAAATCTAACTTTGATTCACCACATGACATCTCCGATGCAAGTAATTATAGAAAAGGTTATGGAATCATACCCAATAGTTCGTTTTCAGACTCTGCAACTAAAGATGCAAAGTGTTTTAATTTTACTACCACTAAGTTTCCTTATGATTTTATAGGAAAGTTTAAAAGAGAGTTTGCAAAATTACCTAGTTTTGGTATGCACGTATTTAATAACAATAAAATACGACAAGAAAAACAAGAAATAATTGCTCCTTTATCTCCGTATAATAGATCAACTAAAAAGTCACTTGATAGAGTTGGAAAGGATTCAAATACAATAGGACTATTTTTCGGTCCTAGTATTCCGTTAAACGAAGAGATAGTTAAATTTTTTGGAGAATTTAAATTAGGTGATTACATAGGAAATCCAGAAGACTATTCAAAAAATAAATACAGAGAACTAGAAAACTTTAGAAAATTGTTTTTTCGTGAGGGTTTTTCAAGAACCGACTGGGGAGTTTATTTAAATACGATAAAAGCATATCTTGATGAATCGTTATTTTCTAATTTTGAAAAATTACTACCAGCACGATCACGTGTTATATCTGGATTAGTCGTAGAACCAACATTATTAGAAAGAACAAAACTAAAAGGGATTGGTGTTGATAATGAAATACAGGTAAACACGGAAAGTGTTACGATAATAGAGTCATCCGATAAAATTAAACCACTAAAAAATATACGACTTAAAGCATCACATAAAAATAAAGATATTGTTTCATTTGCAAACAATCAACATTTTAAAGATAAACCATCCTCTGAAAACATTATATGTCTAAGTAGTAACTTTAATTACAATAAAGTAAGTGGTGTATCTTTCAAAGACAATTATCATACAAACTTTTATGACTATTCAATTTCACACGATTCAATTGGAAGCACCACAATGTTCGGTCATTATTATCGTGATGGACAACTACACAGAGTAGAAAAAACAAATGAAGAATTATTTTCAAACTCTCAATTTAAATCAGGTCTAGTTGATTATACTATTTCTACTAAATATACAATTGATATTGTAATAAACGACAAAGATAGATTAAGTGTATCTGAGAAAAATAATATAGTATCTGCTGAAGGAAGATACACTTCAACACGTAATAAAAACAAGAAACGAGTATTTAAAAACTCTGCATCTACTTGGTTTATATATTACGAACCATATGTAAGTGCATGGGTGCTTGTAAACGAAGATCCGTTTAAATATAGAAACACAGAAAAAATATTATCAAACGGAAATAAAATAAGATTCTACGCAAGTGTAGATGAGGATGGTTACTTTCCGTCTGATTTCTCTATTAATGTATCACAGGAGGTTTCAAAACTAAGTGGGGCATTTACAACATGGAGTGATTTTTTCTTAAATGTTAGAAAAACAGGACCGATTACTTACTATAAGTTTTATTCATTTTCCACCAAAATTTCTGTGGGTGGTGACAAAATAATGAGACTTGAAGGAGATGTATTTGGGGTAGTAGATTGTCAAATCGAAGGGTCGTTTAATGGTGAATATAATGAAATAACATTAGATTCAAACGGCAATGAAGTAGTTGTAAAACGAAATGGATATACAAGATTTCAAGGTTCACATAAAAAACTCAGACTAAATGGTTTCTTTTCCGGTGTACTTAAAAGAGGGTATGTTGGTAATAAAAAAACAGGAAGTGATTTTATTCTAAGAAATGGATTTTATAATAATAAACGATTTGGTGGATGTAATTTTAATAATAAACAAATGCATGGCAATATTAATGAAATCGTAGAAAATAATCCCAACTATGTTCTTGTTGATCTAGGACTATACGACTCAAGTAAAATAGAAAAAAATACTAAAAGTTTTGAAAAAATAAAACTTGTTCCTACACCAACTAAAATAAAATATAAATTTCAGAATCGTCTTGAAGCAACACGAAAAGTAAAAATTCAAAGAAATTCAAATAATGTAATTTTCTATGAAGATGGTGTTGCAAAACGAAATACATTGGCAAAATACGACAACATATATCATCACAAAACCCAAGATATAATTCAACCACCACTTTTATCAAATATAAAATTAAATACGAATATTAAAATAGAAACATCTGAATTAAGAAATGTAAAATTAATTTCTTATTATATAGATTTAATTCAACGTGAAAATAATCCAAACTTGGAATATAATATAAAATACAAGAAAAGTGCTAGTAGAAAAGAATATGAAATAGATTTGTTGTTGAAGTTTTTATATAATAAAAAAATACAAGAATTTGTTGGAGATATACAAACTTATGCAAAGGGTTATGATTTAAAACAGAATCATTTATACTCTGGATCTAATAGTTTTATAGGTGAGCAAACAACTACAAAATTAAGTAATAATGATGAATTGATTGATTATTCTAATTTAATATTTGATGAAATTTATGAAAGTGAATATCAAACTAATAGAATCTCAAAGGAAGAACTTATTGCTGAACTGGAGAATAATCGTTGTTGCATATTAAAATATAATGTTAGTGAGTTGAGTGATGAATATGTTTATTTACTTGGATACCTAGATGAAGAAAAAAACAATTATATAAATGTTCATAGTTATGATTTCGTGAAAAACTCTTATGAAGAATCTATACGAGGAGGTGTGAATTATTTGAACATAGAATCAGGTGAGGATGAAATAAAAAAAGACGAAATTGAGATAAAACAGAATTTAAGTTTTCCGATAGATGAATCATTAAAATTAGGAGATGATGTTTATCTCCGACTTACTGCTAATAAAAAAGTTAAATATTTCTTAGGGGTAAATCGTGAACTTAATACAAATAGAAGTGATGATGCAGAAGCAATCGTGTATACATCTGACACATTAAACGCAATAACTACCATAAATGTAAAAGATAAATTTCTATCGTATCGTTGTAAATTAAATCCTATATACAATCAAGCATATATTCCGCAAGAAAGTTCATCTTCTGGATATTTTTTAATACTCGGCACATCAGAATACAATGGATTTATAATTAGTGGATTCGTTGGAAGATTTATATCAGCAAATGGACAATACCGTACAACTGCACAGAGAAAGAATGGAAAAACTGCATACATCCACCAAAACGGAGATTGGTTGGTATTTTATAGTCTGAATAAAAGAAATCTAATAGATACTAATGTTGAAGGTGCTTGGGTTTGTATCAAAATCAACACAACAACATTATTTAACATAGACGAAACCGAATTATTTGACGATGAAAATGCTTTGTGGATATATGGTAATAATACACAGATTTACGATTCAACGAAACCACTTGAAATAAATGTAAATAATTTTGATTCAAAAATAGGAATTGGTCCGATTCAGTACGATGAAGAATACTCTGCTAGTATTAAAATGTATTGCGAGAGTTGCAAAGACCAGGAGTTTGTAAAGCAACAAGCACAACTTAGAAACGAAGATGTAATTGATAATTCTTTTACATTTATACCAATACACGATACATTCGAGTTTGCCGATGAATTTGCGGTAAATTATATTGGTGCTAGAAACAATATACTAGCATGGGCAATATCAATCAATTCAGTTGAAACTAAACTTCCAACCCGTGGGATATACGAAAAAATTCAACCAACACGAGATTCTAATTTGTCCATAGAGATATTTTATACTAATGAGTTTGGTGACCTAAAACCAAATGTAAGACTGCTAGGAAACAACACAACTTTAAACAAAGACAACAAAGTTGAA